TATGGCTGGTGTGCGTACTCCTACGCGTCAGTTTAGTTCATGTGTTCTCATTGAATCAGGGGATAGCCTCAACTCTATCAACGCAACATCAACATCGATTGTTCGTTACATTTCAAAGAAAGCTGGCATCGGTATTGCCGCTGGTGCTATCCGTGCTATTAAATCTCCAATTGGAGATGGTTCGGTTGTACACACTGGTCTCATTCCATTCCTTAAATATTTCCAAGCTGCCGTTAAGTCCTGTTCTCAGGGTGGCGTTCGCGGTGGAGCTGCTACTGTCTATCTTCCTGTTTGGCATTTGGAGTTTGAGGATCTCGTTGTTCTAAAGAACAATAAGGGTACAGAAGAGAACCGTGTCCGTCATATGGACTATGCGTTCCAGTTTAACAAGCTGATGTATGAGCGTCTATTGTCTGGTGGAGATATCACCTTGTTCTCACCAAACGATGTACCTGGCTTGTACGATGCATTCTATGCTGACCAAGATGAGTTTCGTCGTCTCTACGAAGCGGCTGAGAACAACGATTCTATCCGCAAGAAAGTCATTCCAGCTATTGATGTGTTCTCACAGTTCATTACAGAACGTAAGGACACAGGCCGTATCTATTTGATGAATGTTGATCATGCTAATGAGCATGGTGCATTCTTACCTGATCAAGCTCCTATCCACCAGTCAAACTTGTGCTGTGAGATTGATCTTCCAACCAAACCATTGGAGGCATATGATGATGAATCCGGAGAAATTAGCCTATGTACTCTCTCAGCTATCAACTGGGGACTCATTGACAAACCACAAGACTTCGAAAAGTACTGTACACTCGCCGTACGCGCTCTCGATGCCTTACTCGATTACCAAGGCTACCCTGTCAATGCAGCTCGGGAATCAACGATGGACCGTCGACCTCTTGGAGTCGGGATTATTAACCTCGCCTACTTCCTTGCCAAGCGTGGACTAACATATGGTGATGATGCACTGGCTACTATTGATGAGTATGCTGAGGCGTGGTCGTATTATTTAATTAAGGCTTCTGCTGATCTTGCAGCTGAAAAAGGCGCGTGTCGAAAGACATTTGAAACTAAATACTCACACGGTCTTCTACCGATCGACACATATAAGCGTGACGTAGATGAATTGGTTACACACACAGAGAGAATGAACTGGGATGAGCTCAGAGAACAACTTAAAGAATCCGGCATACGGAATTCTACTCTTATGGCACTCATGCCCGCAGAAACGTCAGCACAAATTAGTAACAGCACTAACGGGATTGAGCCTCCTCGTGCTCTTGTATCTTACAAACAGTCTAAAGACGGTGTTATGGCTCAAGTCGTACCTGGCTACTATCATCTGAAGAACAAGTATGATCTTTTGTGGGATCAAAAGTCTCCAGAAGGTTACTTAAAGATTTGTGCAGTGCTACAGAAGTATATCGATCAAGGTATCTCTGTTAATACATCATACAATCCTGAACACTTTGACGAAGGGAAGGTTCCAATGTCACAAATGATTAAGGATATCGTTACATTCTATAAGTATGGTGGTAAGCAGCTGTACTACAACAACACATTTGATGGTGCTGGTGAGTACAAAGAGGAAGACGATCCTATCCTCCAGCAAGCTATTCTTGATGATGATCCAGATGCATGTGAATCCTGTGTAATCTAATGGATTACCAGATCTCAGCTGAAGAGGTCGCTTGGGAAACAACACATCCCGACGATCTATGGGTTATGGACAAGTTAATACTATCTCGCAAACTAGGATATGTTTGTGGACCAGCTGGGACGCTAGTTCCAGCTCACGGAGACTATATTGTACGTCCTTGTGTCAATGCAATGGGTCTTGGACTAGGAGCTCGGAAGACGTTCCTAGTCAATACAACAGACAAACTCGAACTAGGAACTTTTTGGTGTGAATGGTTCAAGGGACGTCATTTAAGCGTTGACTTCCACTATGGAAATCAGGTATTATGTGTTGAAGGTATCAGACCAGATATCTATACGAACAACCTATCGAAGTGGGGTAGGTGGGTTCGGACGGATGATCAGTTTGAGTTCCCTTCTATACTGAAGACGTTAAGAAAGAGTTATGAATGGATCAATTGTGAGTTTATTGGTGATAAGTTGATCGAGGTGCATCTTCGTAAGAACGAAGATTTTAGTAAGGGTACAAACATACAAGAGTTTGTTCCTGTATGGGAAGGTGAAAGAACCGATCCAGAAGAGGGTTGGAGATATATTGAATACCCGGACCTTCATGGTCGGATTGGTGCATTTATAAAAGAGGATTATAGTTAGATGTCAGTGTTTAAACGTAAGAAGAAGAGTCACTTGGACTCTAAAATGTTTTTTGATAATGGTGTAGATATTGCGCGTTATGATCATGTTAAGTATCCCACTCTCGATAAGATTACAGACAAGCAGCTTGGGTTCTTTTGGCGACCCGAAGAAGTAGATGTCTCTAAGGACCGTGGTGACTTTGCGCAGTTAACTGACCACGAGAAACACATCTTTACATCTAACCTCAAACGTCAGATCCTTCTTGATTCTGTACAGGGTCGTGGTCCAGCTGAGACTTTGATGCCTGTTGCATCTATTCCAGAGATCGAGCCGTTGGTTATGACATGGACGTTCATGGAGACAATCCATAGTCGTTCGTATACTCATATCATCCGTAATGTCTATGCAAACCCATCTAAGGTATTTGATGAGATGCTTGACATCAAAGAGATTGTAGACTGTGCAGAAGACATCTCGAAGTACTATGACGACTTCATCACATATGCAAAGTGGTGGGAACTTCTTGGTGTTGGATCTCACACAGTGAATGGCGAAACTCTCGTCGTTGATGAATATGAACTCAAGAAGAAGCTGTGGATGGTTCTAAACTCAATCAATGTCCTGGAGGGTGTACGTTTCTACGTTTCTTTTGCATGCTCATGGGCATTTGCAGAATTGAAGAAGATGGAAGGCAACGCCAAGATCATTAAGTTCATTGCACGAGATGAGAACACTCACCTTGCTGCATCACAAACTATTCTAAAGACTCTGCCCAAGGATGATAAAGACTTTATCAAGATCAAAGAGGAATGTGCAGAGCAAGTAACTAAGATGTTCATGGATGCTATTGAACAGGAAAAGCAGTGGGCTCACTACTTGTTCAAAGATGGCTCTATGATTGGTCTTAACGAAAAATTATTGGGTGATTATGTTGATTGGATTGGTGCTCGTCGTATGCGTGCACTAGGTATCAACGCACCATATCATGTTTCACAAGCTAACCCACTCCCATGGACTGAGAAATGGATTGGTGGAGGTAACGTCCAGGTTGCTCCACAAGAGACAGAGATCAGCTCTTATGTAATTGGTGGTGTTAAGCAAGATGTAACTAAAGAGACTTTTACAGGACTATCACTATGAAGATTACACTTTACACACGAGAGAACCCTCCATGTCCGTACTGCGAGGGTGCTAAGCTAGTTTGCTCAACTAAGGGATATGAATACAATACGATCGTCATTGGTCGTGATATCCAACGGGAAGAGTTCATGGATATGTATCCAGACCAACGTACTGTTCCATTGGTAATGGTTACGGAGGATGGATTCACACAGAAGATCGGTGGATACACTGAGTTCAAAGCATGGGCTGCTAAACGAGAAGTAAAGGGGATGACGTTATAATGCAAGAATGCTATCACTGTGGGGTAGTATTCAGGGTGGTGTTTGATGATGATTTTGATGGTGAAGACATCCGATACTGCCCAGCTTGTGGAGAAGAGCAAGAGATAGAGCTCGATTTCACGGAGGAATAAATAGTCTCAACTAATGAGGCTATTATGTGGTTATACGAAGACAAACAATTTGAACCAGAGAATTTAGACCCAAAAGAACTTTATGGTTTTGTCTACTTGATTATCAACAACAAGACTGGTAAAAAGTACATCGGCAAAAAGTTCTTTTGGTCCTCCAAGATAAGGCAGGTCAAAGGTAAGCGGAAACGCTATAAGGCCGAGTCAGATTGGAGAGACTACTATGGATCAAATGCCGTATTGGCAGAAGAGGTTAAAAGTGCTGGTGCTGAGGCATACACCAGGATTATACTTCATCTATGCCGATCTAAAGCAGAATGCGCTTATCTCGAAGCTAAAGAACAATTTGAGAGAGATGTGCTTGTTTCTGATGATTATTATAATGATTGGATTTCTGTTAAAGTTACGCGTAGGCATCTTGTAAAGGTAAAGGACAGAATCAATGGGCGACATACTTAAATTTCCAACGAAGCCCACCAAACCCCCAGTTGAGAGTTATCTGGACAAAACTGCAGTTGATAATTCTCACACAATTATACATTTTGCTGTTGACCTTTTGCAAGAAGAGGGGTATGATATCAACAATGAGCAGTTTACGAAGGACATGGGCTTAATCGCTAATTTCCTGTATGCTACTCAGGTGAGATGTTCTGGTCAAGAGCATATGCTTAGTGAGGTGATGGATGATATCCAGCGCGAACTTGAAATGTTGAAGAAGGTTTTAGATGATATTACTTGATTATAATGGCCTAGCAGTAGGCACTGTTGTTATGAATAAGATGGAAGCTAACGAGGAATTGATTCGTCATATGATCCTCAACCAGGTCCGTCTATACAATAAGAAGTTCCGCGAAGAGTATGGCCAAGTCGTCATTGCTTGTGAAGGTCGTTCATGGCGGAAAGAGTTCTTTCCAGAATACAAAGCCAACCGTAAGAAGACTCGCGACGCGTCGTCTATGGATTGGAATGAGGTGTTTCGCATCCTCAATACTGTTCGTGATGAGATCATTGAGAACCTCCCATACAAAGTAGTACAAGTGCCTACAGCTGAGGCTGATGATATCATTGGTGTACTCGCTGAGCATACTAATGAGTTTGGTAATCACGAGCCTGTGATGATTGTCTCTAATGATAAGGACTTTCTACAGCTGCAGAAGTACAGCAATGTTCGTCAGTTTTCTCCTATGAAGAAGAAGCTAATATCAGAACCGAATCCTCATAAATATCTACTTGAGCATATATGCAAAGGAGATAGTGGTGACGGGATTCCTAATATTTCTTCAGCTGATCGTACTTTTGTGGATGGTGGCAGACAAACCCCAGTCCGTCAGAAGCTCATCGATGAAGTTGTGGTAAACATCGACAACTTAGATGCAGCACTGAGTACAGAACAGCTTCGTAACTTCCAACGCAATCGTAAGTTGATTGACCTATCTGAGTGCCCAGAAGATGTAAAACGAGATATTATAAATACTTATGAAAATGTTAAGCCTGCACCAAAGATGAAGGTTCTTAACTATCTGGTTAAAAAGCGTTTGAAACAACTGATAGAATGTGTTGAGGAGTTTTACTAATATGGCATTGATGATCCACGAGATCTTAGAGAAGGTTGCAGAAGCTCCAACTCGTAAAGAGAAGACTGAGCTACTGATTAAACACAACACTCTCGCACTTCGTGATATCCTAAAAGGAGCGTTTGACGATAACATCGTCTTTATACTACCTACTGGAGAGCCTCCTTTCGAAAAGGATAATGCCCCAGCAGGATACACCCG